CATTTCTATTCAAAAACTATATTTTTAGGGGAAAATAATGAGTGATAAATATAAGAAAGGGATGTAATCAATGGCTGATAATCAATATCTGGGTAATCCCAATCTCAAGAAAGCTAACGTCGCTCAAAACTGGACAAAGAAAGAACTTGTTGAGTACCAGAAGTGTATGGAGAACCCACAATATTTCATAGAAAACTATGTAAAGATTGTTTCTCTTGATGAGGGTCTTGTACCATTTAAGATGTACGACTTTCAAAAAGAGATGGTAGGAACATTCCACAGCAATCGTTTCACTATCTGTAAACTACCTAGACAGTCGGGTAAGTCCACCGTCATGGTTTCATATCTACTTCATTACGCACTATTCAATCCCAGTGTCAATATCGCAATTCTTGCGAATAAGGCTGCAACCGCTCGTGACCTACTGTCACGTTTGCAACTGGCGTATGAACATCTACCGAAATGGTTACAACAGGGTGTAATGAGTTGGAACAAAGGTTCATTGGAGTTAGAAAATGGTTCAAAAATTCTTGCCTCTTCTACTAGTGCTAGTGCCGTTCGTGGCGGTTCTTACAACATCATTTTTCTTGACGAGTTTGCGTATGTCCCCTCAAACGTGGCAGAACAGTTTTTTTCCTCTGTGTACCCCACAATTTCATCTGGTAAGACAACAAAGGTAATGATCGTTTCCACCCCGCATGGTATGAATATGTTCTATAAACTATGGGTGGATGCAGAGGAAGGTCGTAACACTTATATTCCTATTGAGGTTCATTGGAGTGAAGTTCCCGGTAGAGATGAGAAGTGGAAAGAGGAAACAATTAAGAACACCTCTCAGGCTCAATTCAATACAGAGTTTGAGTGTGAGTTTCTTGGTTCTATTGATACTCTTATCGCACCATATAAATTGAAACAATTGACATATCGGGCACCAATACAGTCTAGTGCTGGCCTTGATGTTCATGTTGCACCGCAAGAGGGTCGTACATATGTTCTAGTCGCAGATGTTGCAAGGGGAACAAAAAATGATTATTCTGCATTTGTGGTAGTAGATGTAAGTGAAATGCCTTTTCGGGTGGCTGCAAAGTTTAGAGACAACGAATTGAAACCTCTCATATTTCCATCCAAAATTTATGATGTTGCGAGAGCATATAATCAAGCATATGTTTTGATTGAGGTCAATGACATAGGAGAACAGGTCGCCAGTGCAATGCAGTTTGACTTGGAGTATGACAACCTTATTATGGCTAGTATGCGTGGACGGGCGGGACAGGTCATTGGAGCAGGGTTCAGTGGTGGTCGAGCGCAATTGGGGGTAAGAACGACTAAAGCAGTTAAGAAGATTGGTTGTTCTAACCTCAAACAGTTAGTTGAGGATAATAAACTTATTCTTGAGGATTATGATTGCATCAACGAACTTTCCACCTTTATTGTAAAGGGGTCATCCTTTGAAGCAGATGATGGGTGTAACGATGACTTGGTTGCGTGTCTCTTTATCTTTGCATGGCTTACTGACCAGACATACTTCAAGGAACTAACTAACAACGATATTCGACGGGTCATGATGAATGAGCAACAAGACATGCTAGAACAAGATATGGCACCATTTGGTTTCATTGTGAATGGTCTTGAGGATGAGAACATTGGTGAGATGGTAGACGAATATGGAACTCGATGGTCACCAATTGTGAGAGATAGTTCTAGAAGTTGGTAATATCCTAAATAAATTCTATTAGATCATGATGTTTTTTGATGTAACAGTTATAACATAGAATGACAGACTGATCAATTAGGTGAAATACCTCTTTACGACTGTCATCACTGGTTCCAACTCTTTTGGATACCTTGCGTATCTCTGCATCATAAGGCCAAAATTTGAGACACACATGTTCTGCCTCACCACAGTGAACACATGATTTATCTGTGAGAAATTCGTTTAGGAGATATACTCGTTTCTGGTAATTTCTCCGTGAAACTTTCTTGATAGTGTCTTTGTATTTTTCATAATGATCATTCATGATTCTATTTATATGATATAACACTTATAAAAAACGAGTTTTGTAAAAGAGGGTTTTTATAAATATCTGTATAACAAATAACTCTCTTTAAGTTAGGAGTAAAGACATGGGATTTCTAGTTTCACCCGGCGTTCATGTACGGGAAATTGATCTTACTAATGTTGTTCCAGCTGTATCTACGTCTATCGGTGCCATCGCCGGTCCTTTTCAAAAAGGTCCAGTTAGTGCGATTACTGCGATTAGTTCGGAAGAACAGTTACTACAGACATTTGGTAAGCCAAACAGTTCAAATTTTGAGTTTTGGTTCACCGCTGCAAACTTCTTGCAGTATGGTGACGCACTCAGGGTGGTTCGTGCAGAATCAACCATTGTAAACGCTGGTGCAACCAGCGGTATCCTCATTCGTGACGATGACCATTATGAAGCATCCTTTGCCGATGGGTCAGGTGATCACGGTGAGTGGGCTGCTCGTACCGCTGGTACTCATGGTAATTCACTTGGTGTGGATATCTGTCCTAGCGCCCGAGCATTTTCACAACAACTTGGTTCTCTTAACCTAGTTAACGGTGAAAAGGCAGTTGGTTCGTTGGAAATCACAGTTGATGACCAAAATGCAACTGATGCGTCAATCATAATCGGGGACATCATTCAGTTCTACGATGCAAGTGCTATTGTTGCAACCGTTAACGGTGCAATCACAGTACCAACCAAAAACCTTACGGTTGATGGTGTTTCTGGGACACTTGCAGTTGGCCAACGTGTTCTTGGTGCAGGCATCTCTGATGGTGACGAAGTGGTTAAAATTGCCACAGTTACTTCGCAGACTGCTGTTATCCTTGATAAGGCAATCACTGTTGCAAACGATATTCCTCTGGTGTTTTCAGCAGCTGCTGGACATGACAGAGTGGAATCGGGTAACGTAGAATACGAAGTTACTGCGATTTCCTCCGAAACTCTCACCATTCGGGTTCTTGATGATCCTGCTGGTGGCGGACTTCAGACGATTATTCCTGATAACTCTTTAATTCGTCGTCGCTGGCGTTTCAGTGACATCTTTGACAGTGCTCCCGGCACATCAGATTGGGCGACTACGAATGCTCGTGGTGAACTAGATGAAATACATGTTGCAGTTTATGACAAAACAGGTGACATCACAGGTTATGATGTTGATGTTAAGGGACAACGTGGCTCTTCAGTTATTGAAGTTTGGCCGAATATGTCTAAAAACTCAGCTGCAAAGACAACTCAGGGCGGTAATAATTACTACCCGGATGTTATCTTCCGTGGTTCTAACTACATCTACTGGACAGACCATCTTTCTGCTGGTACTAACTGGGGTACAGACATTCCCACAGGTACGGACTATACACTAGTAAGTGGAGTTGCAGTTGATACACTGACAGGTGGAACGGACGATTACTCCGTGACTGCTGGTGAAATGGAAATTGCTTATGACAAGTTTTCTGATACAGAAAACCTTGACATCAACCTAGTTATGGGTGGTCCAAGTTCAGCTGTTGCAGATACAGAAGCTGGTCAGGATACACACGTTACAATGATCACTGATCTTTGTGAACTTCGTAGAGATTGCGTTGGTTTCGTATCACCTTATCGTGCTGCGACAGTTGGTGTAACATCATCTATCACTCAGACAGAAAATGTCAAGGATGCGTTTGACAAGTGCCCATCATCTTCTTACATGGTATTCGATAGTGGATACAAGTACATGTATGATAAGTACAACGATGTGTATCGTCATGTTCCTTTGAACGGTGATACTGCTGGCCTTTGTGCAAATACAGATGCTGTTGCTGATCCTTGGTTCTCACCAGCGGGTTACAATCGTGGTGGTGTTCGTAGTGCAATCAAACTTTCTTATAACCCACAGAAGGCAGATCGTGACATTCTCTATAAGGCTCGGGTTAACCCAGTGGTTGATTTCCCCGGTCAGGGTGTCACACTCTTTGGTGATAAGACTGCTCTTTCCAAACCAAGTGCATTTGACCGCATTAACGTGCGTCGTCTGTTCCTTGTTCTTGAGAAAGCAATTGCCACTGCTTCTAAGTTCCAACTCTTTGAGTTCAACGATGAATTCACAAGAGCCCAGTTCCGTAATCTGGTAGAACCCTTCTTGCGGGATGTGCAGGGACGCCGTGGTATTTTCGACTTTAAGGTAGTTTGTGATACAACTAATAACACTGGTGAGGTCATTGACCGTAACGAGTTTATTGGTGACATCTACATCAAACCAGCAAGGTCAATCAACTTTATTACACTAAACTTCATCGCCGTGCGAACTGGTGTTGCGTTTAGTGAGGTAGGAGGTTAATCATGGCTAATATAGATGACTTTAAAGCAAGTTTAATCGGTGGTGGTGCAAGAGCCAACCAATTTAGGGTAACTATTACTCCACCATCAGGTATCGCAATCGGTCTTGATACTCGTAGAACTTCGTTTCTTGTAAAAGGTGCAGCATTACCAACCCGTGCTATCACTGAAATTCCTTTGAAATTCCGTGGTCGTACAATCTACATGGCAGGTGATGCAGCTGAACCAGAAGCTTGGGAAGTTACATTTCTTAATGACACTGACTTCATGATCAAAAATGCAATTGAACTCTGGTCAAACGGCATAAATGATTTTGCTCTTAATACTGGTGTTGTTTCTCCTGCTGATTATCAGACAGACTTGACTGTTGAACAGTTGGATCGTGACGAAACAGTTCTGAAGAGTTATATTCTTCGTAACTGTTGGCCAACTACAAGTGGTTCTGCAATTGAACTGAGTATGGATAGTGAAAGTGCAGTTGAAGAATTCTCAGTTAGTTGGAGATACCAGCACTTTGAAGCTTCTGGTGTAAACTTCTAATTTGAACCTACTAAATAGACAGTAGGAGACAAAAACATTATGGCAGAATTATTCGGCTTTACAATACAAAAAGCACAAAAGGATATGGGGCCTCGTGAAAAAACTTTCACGGACCCCACTCCTGATGACGGCGCAATTGAGATTGCTGGCGGTGGATTCTTTTCATCTGTACTAGATACAGATGGTCGGGAACGCAACGAGCTTGACCTCATTCGTCGTTACAGAGATATTTCTATGCAATCGGAGTGTGATGCTGCGATTGAAGATATTGTGAATGAAGGTATCATTTCAAATCTAAATGATATTCCAGTTAACATAGACTTAACTAA